GAGCCTCGTCCGCAAGAAGGGCAGCAAGCTGACGGTCAAGACGCTGACGATCGACAGCCTGAAGCTCCCGCAAGTGACGGCGATAAAGATCGATGTCGAGCGCGGCGAGCCGTTCGTCCTGCGCGGTGCTCGCGAAACCTTGGCGCGGTGCAGGCCGATGATGCTCGTCGAAGCGCTCGGGATGGACGAGCGGAACGCCGTCATGGATGCGGTCGAGGGGTACGATCTGGTCGACGTGATCGACGTGCGCAATCTGGTGCTCGCGCCGTGTTGACGGTCTGTTGTGTCTTGCGTAGCGGCGGCGACTACAAGCCCGAGCACGTCAGCCACTTGCGCGACGACGTGCGGCGGCATTTGAAGATGGAGCACCGCTTTGTGTGCCTCACCGATATGTCCGTCGATTGCGAGAAGATCCCGCTACCGGAGAAGTGGCCTGGATGGTGGAGCAAGATTTCCTTATTTCATCCCGACATCCCGAAGCCGATTGTCTACATCGATCTCGACACAATCATCGTCGGCCCGCTCGACGACCTCGCGCTAGGCCATCGGTTCACGGTGCTGCAAAACTTCTGGGCGAAGGACCGCATCGGCTCGGGAATGATGGCGTGGGACGCGGACCTCTCGGCTATCTATTCCGCATTCGCCAAATCGCCCGCGAAGTTCATCCGCGAATATGTGACGCAAGACAAATGGGGCGACCAGGGCTTCATCCGCGCGCACACGCCGATCGAGCCGGAGCGCTGGCAGCGGAAGCATCCGGGCAAGGTGGTGAGCTACAAGCATCACTGTCGGCCGGGCGTCGATCCGAAGTCTCAGATTATCGGAAAGCCGGTTATCCCGGCTGGCGCATCGGTCATTTGCCACCACGGCCAGCCGCGGCCTTGGCGAACACCGCTCTGGGACATGCACAAGGAAATCGCCTGATGCCTGCGGGCGAATTGCGGGAGAGAATTTCCTTCTACCTCCAAGCCGAGTCCGACACGTCCTACGGCATCGCGGCGGGCGCGTGGGATTTGCAGTTCACCGTCGCCGCTCGCATCCGGCCGCTGCGTGGGTCGGAGCCAGTCATCGCCCAGCGCCTCAAGGGCGTGCAGCCAGTCGTGATAACGATCCGGGCGAGCGACAACGCGCGCCGCATCGATACGTCCTGGCAGGCTCGCAACGCGCGCACGGGGGCGCAATACCAAATCCGCGCCGTGACGCCGGGCGAGAAGCGGGACTATCTCGACCTGTTGGCCGAATCGGGAGTGGCTCAGTAAATGGCCGACGGCATGGACCTTGAGCTTCATGGGGCAATCGAAACGGTCCTCGCGGCCAACGGGCCGCTGCAAGGGCTCATCGGCAACCCGGTCAGGCTCTATTCGTATGTGAAGGCGAACCCGACGTTTCCATACGTGACGATAGGCGAAGCGCAAGAGGGCGACGATAGCGTTGAGAACCTCGACGCCGCCGAGATTTTCGCAGACTTGCATGTGTGGTCGCGCTCGTCACCGTCCGACTACGTCGAGTGCAAGCGCATTTGCTCGGCGATACGTCGCGCGCTCCACAACGCGGACCTGACGCTTACCGAAAACCGCTGCGTCCTGATCGAACACCGCATCACTCGCGTCTTTACCGATGCCGACAACATCACTCGGCACGGCGTCGTGACCTTCCGCGCGGAAACGGAAGAGAACTTGTCCTGAACCGAAGGAGTGAACACCCATGGTCGCCGTAGCAACAATCAAAGGCACGCAACTGCGCATCAAGATGGGCGACGGTGCCAGCCCGGAGTCGTTCGTCGAATGGTGCATCATCAACACCGACCGCGGCATCCAATGGAGTTCTGCCGCGAACAGCGAAGAGGTTGCACAATGCGATGAGCCCGAGGGCATCGCTTGGACCGAGGTCACAAAAACCGGGATGACCGGCACGATCACCGGCGCCGGGAAACTCGACACCGCATCTCTCGACAACGTCTGGCCGTGGCTCATCAGCGACGACGCGAAGAACCTGCAGATCGAGGTCGGCTCGGTTGGGTATTGGTCGGGCGCATGGAAGCTGACCGAGTTTGGCGTGACAGGATCGAGGGGCTCCAAGGCTGACGCGACGCTGACGATCGTGTCGGATGGTATTCAGACCTGGAACGCGAACTCGTAATGTCGGGCAGCGGCGCGGTTACTTTCGATTGGGGCGACGGGCGCTATACGTTCCGTCTCGATATCGGCGACCTTCGGGAACTGCAGGACAACCCGAACGTCGGCGTAGGTCCGGAAGCGCTGTTCAGGCGCATCGTGTCGAACAACTGGAAGGCCGACGACATACCGGAAGTGATCCGGCTGGGGCTGATCCGCGGAAGCAGCGTTCAGCCAGCCAGAGCGACGAAGCTCGTCCGTCGCTATTATCACGAGGCCGGCAAGGCTGAAGGCAGGGAAGCCGCGCTCCGTATCCTCCACGCCTATTTGATGTGGCCGGAGGACGATCCGGTGGGAAAAACGCAGGCGGCGCAGGAGATGAACGGCCAGCCGGCGCCGCCTCCGAACGAATCAGATTTTCCGCCCTCTACGCAGCCGGCCAGCAACTAGGCTACACGCCGCGCGAAGTCGACCGGATGACGCATTGGGAATTGCTGGCGTGCGTTGATGGCTTCAGCGCAGCGCACCCGACGACGTCGAAATTGGCACCTCCAACCGATAAAGAATTCGACGAGTGGGTAAATGGCGAAAGTCTTAAACCGTGACCGTCTGCGCGCGAAGCTGCGGGCGCTATCGCCGGACATCAAGAAGCATATTCAGCCAGCGATGGAGAAGGGGGCAGGGGATATCGTTGCCATGGCGCGGAATCTTGTCCCGGTTGGACGGAGCCGAGCACTTCTCAATTCAATCGACTGGAGTTGGGGAGCGGCACCGCGCGGCTCTATTTCTGTTAGCTCTGGATTGATCGCCGGTGGCCTCGCTGATCTGAAATCCAATCTGCTCATCACCGTCTACGCCGGAAATGAGGTCGCTTATTACGCCCGCTGGGTCGAGTTCGGAACGCAGGCGGCAACCTTCGGCGGGCGCGTGGCTGACAGGCGCACGAACAGACCGGGCGCAACGCGCAAGTCGTACCGCACGCATCCCGGTACTCCGGCGCAACCGTTCTTTTATCCGTCATACCGCGCGTACCGACGCAGCGTGTCGAACCGTATAACGCGGGCGGTTAGGTCGGCAATTCTGAGGGTAGCAAATGGCGGCCACTGACCTTGAGCGCCTCGTCGTACAGATTGAGGCGAACAGTTCCAAGCTGACTAAAGACCTCGCGAAGCTGACGGGCGACGTCAATTCGGCTATGGGGAAAGTTGAAAAGCGCACGTCGGCAATGTCGCAGAGCGTAACCGCTGGCTTCGGTAAGTTTGGGATTGCGATAGGGAGCTTCTTTTCCGCGCGCGCGGTCATCGCCTTCATCGGTCGCGTTTCCGAGGCGGCGGATAAGCTCCAAGCCCTGTCGGACAGAACCGGCGTCGGGACCGATCAACTCCAGCGCCTCGCCGGAGCCGCGGCACAGGCGAACGTCGACGCAACCAATCTGAACGACGCGCTCGATATCTTCGCCCGCAACATAGGACGCGCTGCGGAAGGCAGCGGCGACCTCGCGAAGATCATGAAAGACCTCGGCATCAACGCAGGCGACGATCTCGTCTCGACGCTGCTCGATATCTCCGACAGCGTTCAGAAGGCCAAGACGCGCACCGAAGAATATCGCATCACGGAAGCCGCGTTCGGGCGGTCGAGCGGGGAACTCGTCGGCTTCCTGCGTCAAGGCCGCGATGCAATCAAAGAGCAGATGGCCGCGTTTAACGGCGGCATCACGCCGGAAGCGGTTCGGCGGCTCGCCGAATTCAACCAGCATTGGCAGGAAATATCTGTCTCATTCACGAACATGGCGGCAGGCCATGCCTCTCGCGTACTGAAGGGCCTAAGCGACTTCCTGCACGACCTCGAGGCCGGTGGCTGGCGCGCCGGGGCGCAAGACCTCATCAGCATTCTGTCGGGCGGGCTGCTGGCTGGTCGGGCCGAAATCGTATCGGCAGAGGTGGAGAAATACCGCGCGCTCGTCGCCGACATCAGTTCGCTGCGCAAGCAACTCGCCGCGGAGCAAGGCCCGGCTATGTTCCCAGCCGACCGGATACTGCGCGACAGTTTGGCGGACCAGATTGCAGCGAAGGAAGCCGAGCTCGCCGCGCTCGGCCGCGAGATCGCATCGCGCAAGGTTCCCCTAGTGCCTGGGACGGTGGCACCGAAGCCGTTTGGCGGGCCGACCGATGCGCCGAAAACGCTGACGGAGCTATTAGGCGAGCCGACGGAAGGGCTCAAACGACTCCAAGACACATTGGACAAAGCGCGCGAACTCGAAAAGCAGTTCGTGTCCGATCAGCACTTGCTTGGCAAGGAGACGCGCGACCGAACCTCTGCCGACACCGAAGCATTCCACGATGAGCAGATCGCGGACCATAAAGCCTATGTTGCGGAGATTGAGGCCGTCACCGACGCTGCTGACCTGCGCGCCGCCGACAAGCGCCAAGCGAAGATGGACAAGGAAGCGGAGGACGCTGAGACGCTGGGCGAGCGTCGCATCGATGCCTTGCGCGAGACTTTCGCCAACCTCGCGTCGTTAACGCAAACCGGAAATGAAAATCTAATTGCCATCGGCAAGGCCGCCGCGATTGTGGTGGCAACGATCGACGGAATTCAGGCCGTGCAGAAGGCTCTGGCATCCGCACCTCCGCCATTGAACTTCGCCCTCGCGGCCTCCGTTGGCGTGCTGACCGCCGTCAACGTGGCGAAGATCGCCGCCATGGCGAAGGGCGGCATCGTCGGCCCTGACGGCGAGATGCCGCTCCGGCGCTATCGCAGCGGCGGGATTGCGCGGGGCCGGCAGTTCGCTGAATTCGGCGAGGGCGACGTGCCGGAGGCCTTCGTCCCGCTTCAAGATGGCCGCAGCATCCCGGTGACGCTCAGGATGCCGAGCATCCCGCCCGGCTCGAACTCGCAATCAATGTCGAACGTCTTCCACATTGACGCGAGGGGCGCGCAGCGGGGCGCTGCCGCGGAATTCGAGAAGATGCTCGACGCATGGGCGGCGCGGGTTTCCGGTTCGGTGTTCAAGAACATCAGCCGGAGATTGCCCGACATGATGACGACGGCGCAGAAGCTCAAGCGCTGAAATCATGGCCGACATCGAATGGTCGATCACGGACGAGACGCTTTGCCCCGGCGAGATCACCGTCGAGCTCGTCGCCGATACGGTCACGGGCGGGCGGTCTCTCACGGGCTCGCGACAATTCGTTCAGGCTGACGCCGGGTTCTGGCGCATCGTTTTTCACCTCATCCGGATCAGGTCGAACGCCGATGTTCTCGCGTGGCGTGCGCGTGAGATGGCGGCTAACGGTCGGGTCGGGACGTTCCTCGTCCCGCTCTATGACCGGAAGCGCGCGCCCATTCCCCCAGGTGGCGCGCCCATCGTCGCAACCGCCGACGATCCGATTGCTCGCAACGCCGTCAGCGCGAATATCAAAGTCACGACCGGCGCAGCGCCCGAGCCTGGGATGCACTTCTCGACAAGTGAGCGCGCTTATCGGCTGCGCACCGTCGGCGCGCCGGCCGGAAGCCCCCCGGTCTACCCCGTCACGTTCCGGCCGCCAGCGCGCGAAGCCATCGCCGACAACGCCGCGCTGGAATTCGAGCATCCGGTTTGCCGGGTGACGCTTGAGACAGACGACGCCATGAACGTCACGCTCGACCTGATGCTGCACGCCACGCCGACCGTCCCCTTCGTCGAGGACGTCTGATGGTATCGCTCACAGGCAGCGTTAATTTCGGAAGCATTGGTGTTCGCCTGCCTGACGGCGTCTGGTCGCTCATCGGCGAAGACGGCAAACATTATATTGTCAACGGCAACCACCCCTCGGACTCGCTAGAAGTCGGATGCGCCGAGACGAACACCGTCATCGGCACAATCTCTGACGCGACTTGGCAGGCTGACGTCGGGCTCCTGCCTAGCGCATCCGGCGTTTACAGGTCGCGGACAGTCGTCCCCGCGAAAGGGACGCAGTACGTCCTCATAATAGGAAGCGGCACCGTCGGCGACGCGAACGAAAACGATGTCGCTGGGATTTTCTACAAGGTCGATGCCGCCGGCGACCTCGTGAAAAGCCACGGATTCCTATACAGCGCGGAGGCCTCCGGTAATTACAACCTATCGCAGTCCGGGAACGCCGGACATTGCGCCGGCTCTATCGTCATCGGCGACCGTCTCTATTTCACGATCACTTGCCGCGACACGGAACCCGTCGGGATAGATCAAATCCGGTTCGTCCTCGCCCACGTCCCGTTAACCGTCGAGGACATCGACCTATCCCCCGGAACGTGGACGGCGCTTTGTACGAATCTGCCATTCGGCAACGGCTTCGCCGGCGCGATGATCGGTGGCGGCAGGCGATACGGCAACTTCACGACGCTTATGGATGTTGGCGAAGGCGTGGTTCGGGTGCTGTCTTACGTCGGACAGGACGAGTACGACAACGGCGGCGGTGTGCCGGTGATCGCCGCGCTCGGCGGCCCCGGCGTTCTCGGTACGCAAGTCGATACCGTCGCCCACGATAACATCGGAAGCGTTGATTTGTCGGCGCTGTTCGGCGTGCCGTTTTCCGACACGATGTTGAAATTCGACGAGACGGCCAGCAGCAACATAGGCGACGACTACACGAGCCCGTCTCTCGTCAGTTCAACGCGGCTGGTATTCGGCCGCCCATTCTCGGACAACATCGACACAGTTCGGCTTCGTGAATTTCGGATGACCGGCATGAGCACGGTTGTCGCACTCACGGTAGGAGACCATACCGGCTTCACAATCACCTCCGTCGCCGGGCGGCTGGAGACGGTTTTCGTATATCGCGAAGGCAGCACTGACCATCTCGCCCTACGGGATCACGATGAGTATTATTTCTATTCGATTCCGTTCTCTGATTCGGATTGCCCGCCGTGTGAGGTCGATACCGAGCCATGCGGCGAAACGGTCGAGCCGCCCTGCAACGCGACGTGGCCGTTCGACGAACTTCAGCCCCGCAGCGTCGGCATCCATTTGGTGCCCGCGACGATCGGCGGCGGTCCCGCGATGGCCGGGGGGAACGAGCAAGTCGCAGCCACGGCCAACGGCTTTTGGCGCTTCACCTATGGCGAGATACGGGTTCACGACCGGGATCAGATTCTCAAGTGGCGCGCGATGGAAGTGCTCCTTGAGGGCCGCGCTGGCGTCATCTGCCTCCACGCCTACGACGGCAAGCGAGCGCCATGGCTGACGGTCGGCGGCGCAATCGTCGCGAGCGCATCGGGCGCATTCGCGGCGGGCGCAACGTCGGGCAGCATCAAGGTCACGACGGGCGGCGTTCTGCTGCCGGGGATGTTCTTCTCGTGGGAAGACACATCGTCAGGCGGCATCGCGGGGCCGCGGCTTTATTGCCTCAAGACCGTCGGCGCGCCTTCGGGAAGCCCGCCCGTTTATCCGGTGACGATCTTCCCGCCGATCCGAGCCGCGATCGCAGCCGATGAGTTGCTCGAATTCGCGCGCCCGATGTGCCGCGCCCGATTGGCCGATGACCGCAGCATGAGCCTGCCGCTGCACCTCCTCGAGCACGCGAGCCAAACCGTCGAGTTCGAGGAAGACATTTAATGCCTGACTTGGCGGCCGCAATTCAGGAAATGTTGAACGGCCGGATCGTGCGCGTCGGGCATCTCGTCGAGTTTCAATTCGACGAAACCAGCGACATGGCACCGCTATATCTCTGGAACGGCTCGCGAACGATCGAGGTCGACGGCAACGATTACGTCGGGCTGCGTGAACTCGGAAGCATCGATGGGCTTGAGGAGGAAGACGATAACCTCCAGGCATCGGAGGTTCAGTTCTCGCTGTCGGGTGTTGACGACGCCATCCTACAGACGGCTGTGGCCGCGGATCGCGGGCTGTACGTCGGCAGGCTGGTTTTCACGAAGCTGCAATTCTTCGACGCGGACTGGCAACTCCTCGGCGACCCGATCGCGCGCAATGCCAGCATCATCGACGGCATCGAGGTTTCCTGGGCGTCCAACGATGACGGAACCCAAACCCGCGTCCTGACGGCGACGGCGACGAATATCTTCTATGGCCGCAGCACGCCGCCGGCCGGGAATTACACCTCAAGCGACCAGCAGTTCAGGAGCCCAGGCGACCGCGGCTTCGAGTTTATTTCCAGCCTCACGAGGTCGGTCATTCGGGTGCCCTGGTGACCGGCGAGATTCTCAAGGCCCTTTTCTCCCCAATTGCGTTTCTCTTCCCCGAAGCCCCGTCGCCGAAGCCGCAATCGCAGCCGGTTGCTGTCGCAGTCGCCCCGCGCCGACGGGGATATGGGCGCATCCAAGTCGAAGGTCACCCCGTCTTTCTGAAGCGCAGCACGCTTACCGAAGACGGCATCCTCTACGCGGCATTCGCGCTGCACTCCGGCGAGATTGCCGCGATCGAGGAGCACTGGATTTCCGACCAGATCACCCGGCTCAATCCCGGCAGTTCTGGCTTTGATGCCTTTGGCATTACGGCGGTCACGTTCCCGGCGCTTGGCGTTTCCGGCATGCCAGACAAGCCGCCGGCATCCGAAGTCGTCATCACGGCATACGACCCTGGATATACCGCCGAGACGGTGACGGCGAATTACCTGATCGACGGCGTTCCCACGACGCTGGACGCGATCAGTGTTGGCGTTGTCGGCGGCTCGTTCGTCTCATTGGTCTTTCCGGCGATTTCATCAAACAGCTTAAAACCCGAGGCGGTGACCGTAACCTTCACCACGTCCGGAGCGGGAACGGGCGAACTCTTCTTTGCACGGCCCAATGGCGACGGGGTCTGGGACGGTGGCGTCGATGTTTTGATAAGTGACGGCGGCACAGGATTTTCGGACACCGTCGGCGGATATGGTGCTGCCATCTTCGCCCAACCGAACGGGGCCGGCCGATGGGACGGCGGAAGCACGCCGAGCAATGTCACAATCGAAAGATACGGCACTGGATACAGCGCGCCGGTCGTCGAGGCGACGTGGATGGTCGGGAGCTCGGTCGAGACGCTCACCGCGACCAGCGTCACGATCGGCGATCCCGGCGGGTTCGCGGTCGGCAACGTCATCTATCCAGGCATCTGGTACGACAACGGGCGCGTCACGATATCCGAGCACCTCGGGCTCGCGACCCAGACGGCCGACCCGCTCCTGCTATCCGGCTTCCCCGGAACATGGACGCCGCAGCATCGCCTTGACGGCGTCGCCTATGTCGCGCTGCGGCTCCTCGGCGTGCCGCTGCAAGACTTCGCCGAGGTCTACAAGTTCGGCGTCCCGACCTATCGGGCGACGATCCGAGCGTCAAAGATCGGCGATCCGCGTGTCTCGGGCTACGACCCGGACAATCCCGACACCTTCGTATGGTCCGATAACGCCGCGCTCGTCATCATGGATTACCTCACGCACCAGGACGGCATGCGCCTGCCGCGGTCCATGATCGAGACCGGCATCGCCGACTGGATCGCCGCCGCCAATTATTGCGACGAGGAAGTGCCGCTCCTCAGCGGCCTCACAGAGCCGCGTTACCGGCTCTGGGTGGACTACGGCTTTGACGAGGAACCCAAGAGCGTCCTTGGTCGGATGCTGGCGTGCATCGACGGCAGGCTGCGCCTCAGAGAAGACGGCGCG